AAGTCTGTTCAACTCTGCTGTTAGGCTACTGCCTGCTTTACCTAGTGCCATTGTTTAACCCTTCTTAGGTGTAATTAACCCTTGCTTTGGCAAGATTAAATTAGATTTCTTTTCTTCTTTAACTCCGCCAAAAAATGCTTTGTAGTAATGCTCATCAAATGAGAATCGTTTCATGTGAGGAACTACGGCACCTGTGTGACAATAGACTGGGACATCTGCTTTGCCAACTAGTGCGAAGAAGTAGATATCTTCACCCATAAATGACTTGCCAGTTCCAATCTCATTGAAGATAGCAATCTCATTGCCAACTGCTTCAATAATCTTGTCGATTACATCTCGGTGCATAAGAACAAATCCCATACCCGCTGCCTCAACTTTAATAAGTTGGTTCTCTGGCATTGGGTGAACTCTCTTAATACCAACCACACCATCTTGCGCTTCTGCGAAGTTAAAGATAGTTGGCATTGGAATCATTAAAGGTTCTTCTGGTGTATCTGTTGTAAAATAAACTCCAGTTACAATAGGACGTTCTTTGACATCCTTGTTATCCCATAAGAGTCTAAACTTCTCTGGGCTGATAACAACATCTGAGTCAACCCATAGGAGCCACTCTGATGTATTGTTTTCATACCAGTAACGAATTATCTTCTCACGCTGTCTTGCAATCTGGTTGCCTTGACTTCTTAGTGTGGTGGTAAAGTTGATGCCAGATTTAAGCATAACGTCTGTAACGCCTTGCATAAACTTGCCATCAACCATACCGTTGTCACACCATGCGATTGATACTGTCTCTTGTGCCATTGTCCCCACCTTTGATAGTTGTTTTTAGCGACCCTTGTAATTGAACTTAGAAGGTACTGCAGACTTCTTTGCAGCAGGAGCCTTTGCTCCAGTTGAAGCAGCGAAGCGACGGTCTCCGTATAGACGACGTGTTGCTTCCTGGTACTCTGCAACAAGTCCTGCTTGCTCCGCCTTGGCGTTCATCTTAGCCAACTTTAGTGCTTCTTTCATACCTAGTTTTTTAATATCATTAATTGTGCTTTGAGATACTTTAATCTTTTTATTCCATGTGCTCTTATCAATTGCCATTATTTTCCCTTATTTCTCTTAGATATTGCTGCTGCTTTTTTCTTTGCATCTGCTTTTGAACTTGCGCCCCACGCATTAAGCGATAAGAGCAGCCTTGTTGGTTCACCATTGGGTTTACGTTCTGGTCCTGGCATGCCACCCATACGTGCCAAGAATGATGCTCTGCGGGGGTTGTCACCGCTCTTTACAGGGGCTCTAAGGGTTCCACCCTTGTAAGATGCCCTACCTTTAGCATTGAGTCCCCCAGCGGGGTTCTTACCCTCTTTGCGTGTCCATGCTGCAGCCATTATTTTGCCCTCTTTGCCGCAGCGTTATCTACTAGATTTGGATAAGGCCGACCTGCTGCCCTAGCACGTGCCTTAGCCCTAGCCTTCTGCGCTGGCGTTAAAGGAGTTGACTTTTTCTTAGGGTTAGGCTTGTCCCAAAATGCCTTCTTCTTCACTTTTTCTTTGCCTTAGGCTTTGTGTGAGTAAGAACTTTACTAGATGCTGTATGAGTTGCTCCAGTATGAACCTGACCATTCATCTTGTGAACAGGACCTGTATGTACTTTACCATTCTTAAGGTAATGTGTAGATGCTTTGCCCATTACTATAACTGCTTTCCTGTTTTGTCATCGTAACGACGACCTTGAATAAGTGCGCCAAATAGTTGTCCGTGTTGTTTATCTTCTTTACGACGAAGTTTATTTGCACGTTCATCTGTTCCAGGACCAGAGGTGTTACTCATCTCCGTTGTTGCCTGATAAGCCTTAAAAGACTGCTTGGCTTCTTTTATTAAATTCTCTAGGTATGATAGTTTACGTGCCATTATACTTGTCCAATCTCTTTCATAACTTCGGCGGTTTTTTTAGTTATCTGATGTGCTTTAGGCATTGTCTCTGAATTGTAGGCTGTACCTAATGTTACTGATGCAGCGTAGGCTGCTTCAACTTGAGCACGCGATGTGCCATTTGGTTGAATTCCTTGAGCCTTAGCATCTCGGTATGCTTGTAACTCTGAGGTCCATTTTTTATCTGAAATGTCTCTAGTTGCATCTCCTGTACCAAGTTCAAGACTAGACGCCTTGCATCCGAAACATCCCTCTACATATTCAGGATGTGTTCGTATTTGATGTAGTCCCATTTCATCTCCTACTGTGCTGTAAAGTTTGCTTCTGTGACGTCAACTCCACCAGCAATAAGTGCTGCCTTTGTTGCATCATCTACTGTATGATTATAACCACCACGATATACTGCTTGGTATTCAGTTAGGTCTTCATCTACTGGATAACGAGTTTGGAAGTATTCTCCATCAAGTTTAATGATTGTAATACCTTTGCGTAACTTTGCAAAGTAAAACAACCTGTGTCCGCCAGATGGACCTTCTAATACGTACGGTGTCGTGAATGTCCAGTTTGCCATGATTCTCCTTTTAATGGATTTACTGCTAAGCAGGGAGATTGCTCCCCCTGCTCAACCGTCAATCAACTATGCGATTGATGAACCTGATTCGATTCGGTATAGTGCTTCTTCGCGGTAGCGAGCAAAGCCAAGTACGCCGTACCAACCCATTGGGCGGTGACGCATCAACTTGTCGACAACTGGTCCGATGACTACATGTGGCTCTTCAGCAACTGCTTCTGCAAGCGCTTGCTGTCCAGCGATGATTGTGCGGTACACCTTTGCAGATGAAGCACCGTCTGTTGCTGTGTATAGGCGTGGTGACTCTACGAAGTATGCACCTTCGTATGTACCGATTTCTCCTGCCCAGATGCGGTCCTGTGAAGAACCGTACTGATTAGGAAGAAGCCATCCAGCAGAACCTGTCTCAGCACGAAGGTCGTGTGAAACTTCTGGGTGAAGTCCAGCCCAGTATAGTGAACCCTTACGGGCTACTGACTTTCCTGCACGCAACTTTGCAACAGCCTTGCGGATGTTAGCAGAAGATAGTGTTGCAGCAGCAGTCACTGTTGCTGTTGATGTTGCGGTGGACCCTGAGTAGATTACGTTTGTTCCGCCGCGCAATGTTGTCATTGCTACTGCGTCGATTGAATCTGCTAGGTTGAATGCGATGATGTTAGCAATTGCTGGGTCTACGTCAGCGAGGCTGAATAGTTCCAAAGCGCGTGTCACAAGAACAGAGTTACCGTACTCGTTAAGAGTAATAGTAACAGATGTTGGTGTAGTCATTGCTACTGCATCTGGGTCAACTGTCTCTGTTAGAGCAGTTGTTGCTGCTGATAGGTCAACGTAGCGTTGTAGAACAACTGTTGAACCTGGAATGCTTTGCTTAGCAGGACGCTTGTCTGCGACTGAACGAATTAGTGGCTCTGAACGTAGAGCGAATTCAAGAAGTCGGTCGTAAGCCTTCTGTACTAAACCAGCACTACCAACGGTACCGCCGAGAGAGGCGGAATCTGATGATACATATGCGTTAGCCATGTAGGTTATTTCCTTTTTTAGTAGTTAGAAACTATGATTAGTTTTGTGAACCGTAAATCATGTTAATGATTTCTTCCGCAGATTCTGCGTTGTCAATTCTCATAGACATATCTTCGGCTCGGTCAGGTGTTGTTGCACCCTGAGTAACCAAATCTTGCTGGCGTAATGCTGCACGGTTTTGGCTGTTTACTTCGGGTGCATCCTGTCGCGCTTCTAGTCCGAACAAGTCTGCGTTATCATCGAGCCAGTTATTCACTGACTCCTCGTTAACGTCATCCAAGTCCTTTAGGACTAAGCGAATTGCTTTAGGATTGACACCTTTCTTTTCTAGGGTTTCTTTGACGATTCTCTCACGCTGTCCTTTGGACAAAGTCTCGAGTTGCTCTGTGAGGTCCTTAATACGCTTTTCGTCTGCACGCTTGGCTTTACGCAACTTCTTTAAGAGGTCGCTTCCGTCCATTGGTGTTTCCATTTCGGTATCTAGTTCGTCGTCTTCGTCATCCCAGTAGTTGTTGCTCATAGCAACCACCCTTCTATTCGTTGTAGTCGCAAGCCTCAGTGACTAGTCGGGGAACTAGGCTGGCTCTTGCTATCGGTCTATTACTCTGACGGGGCCGATGGGTCCGTTCAGGATTCTATTTAGAAGTCTCGGCTTCTATTTTGTGATGCTAGTCTTCCAGATGCTCCGCTGAATCGATTCATTTCTTCTTCTTTAATCTTGCGAATCTTTTCATCTGCAGCAGCATTACCAGCAAACTGTGACGAGATTGCCTCTTGTTGTGTAAAGTCAATGTTGCTCATACGACCAAGTGATTGTCCACGTTCTAATCGTTTAACTTCGGCAAACTTACCAAGTGAGGTTCCGTAGTCGGCACCCATTGCTGCAAGGTCTGCACCTTCTGCTAGGCTAATTCCTACACCTTGTGATTTGGCAGCAGATAACTGCTCAATGCTCTTAGCCTTCTTTGTAAGTTCAAGAGCGCCTTCTTTACCA